TCATAACCAAGATTGTTACGAACCCAATCGCTACCAAGATCTTTGGCAAAAGCGATTACGATAGCTTCACGAATGAAAGTATCAAGACGATCGATATGAGTACGAAACTCATCAGCTTTATCAGCGAAGTAGAGTGATTTAGCTTCAATCACGTCGCTACGATCTTGAGCGTAGAAGTTAGCCATTTCCTGGTCAACACCTTCATGTGCAATAACATCTTGCATCAGGCTTTTTTCAAGAGCGACTACGTTTTCTAAGAATTTATACATTTGGATCTCCTCTTTTCCATTTGATAGATATAATATATCATAAAAGAGAGTGTTTGTAAACAGTTTTTTTGCAAAAAGATGAATTTTTATTTGTTTGTTTTCAATAACTTGTAATTTTTTTACATATTTTTATAAACATATTCAAGAGCTCGATCAGCTTCTTTTTGCATTGGTCTGTTCTCATACCAATTACCTGTATCCTGATCGAGTTCTCTACAAAGAACTGCTATCTCATCTGAAGTAATAGGATACGAGTTTCGTACCGCGTTACCAGCAAGAGCTACCATAATCTGATACATCTTATGATACCATCCAGTATTACTTATAGATCTATACTCACTCTCGAGATGCTTTGGAAAAAATGGACAGTCTCTATAAGAAGACCAGTTAAAGTTCATGTTGTCAAGCTGAGATTTACGGTGTTCAATGATCTGCTTCTGCATCTCTTCAGGCAGTCTGTCAAAGAAACTATTGCCTTGTTTCTCTGGCATGGGATGCTTTGCTATAAGCTCATGATGATCAATAAAATCACCGTTGTGACTGAAAATAAAGTTGTAAGCACCAGCATACTGAGCAGGGATATAATACATTCGTGATAAGTCTTTAGTCTGCTTGTCACCAAGTTCTTCGAGTTCTGTGTTGAGGGCGTACCAGAACTTTCGTATTTCGTCATGTTTAACCGATGTTCTAAGTGGGAATACAAGTCTAAACTTCGGTTGATCAATGGTACTACTCGCAGTACTATAGCAAACAAAACGATAACGAGAAAACCGATCACATAAATCATCTTTAAAATCTCCGTTAAAAATATAGTCATCAACATCAATTGCACACCAGCCAGCCCAACTCTCGACGTTATCGTTAGCTCTCGTCGTGTGAGGTTTATACGTAGCAGGAGACATTAGTACAGCTTCTTTCTTCGAAGCTCTTGGTTCTTTAGATAGTTTATATAGTATACGTTCAAACGAGTCGAAGTTATAAAGATCGATACGTTTGTCAGTTTTGTTATCAAATATGCTATTAAACAGCGTTAATGAGATTTCCATGATTATCCCTATGGCTTGGGCCAACCCATCCTTCAGGTTTAATTAGATCTGGCAATCCGAGAGGATTTGGACGGCTTTCTTTTACGCCGACTTCTTTTTCCATATTAGCTCGCAAGATCTCATTCCAAGCTTTATGTGAATCAACACCAAATGCATCGAGAGTGCCGATAGCAACAACACATAGATCGATCAACCCATCAACTACTTCTTCAGGATTTCTATCGAATAGAGCTGCAGCTCGTGTCTCTTCTAGTTCTTCTTGTAGAAACTTCAGACGGAATTCTAGAAACTTAGACATCAATTCTTTGTTGTCTTTGTTCTTTTCCATCCACTCGTGTACGCCATACTTTTCGTGCATATCGTACATATCTTTTACCCAATCTTTACTCATAATATTATTATACTCCATTTTGATAGAAAAGTAAACTGTTTTTTACGCAAAAAATTCATCGAGTGTCGCCACTGGTTCTGGTTTCCAACCGACTGCGTCGAGGATTAGTTTAAGAGGCTCGACAAAAGTTTTTTCAAACTGTAAGTCATAGTCTACATAATAGTCTAGCTTAAACTCTTTTGGCAAGACGTCTGGAAAAGCTATAACATTCTCTTGAATCGGGTTAGGCATCTTCATGTACGTGAAGAATATTCTGTCTCCGTTCGTTACCAACTCGTATTTCTTTGTGAGGTTTTCTGACTTAAGATACTTGTTGTAAAGGAGGGAACCGCGAACGTGAATGGGTGTTCCTTTCTTGTATACAGACTTCCTATCCGACCAGTCAGCGATATTCGAGACAGAACGCGGAAACGCGACTTTCTCTGGCGCAAGAGATTTAAATTCGGCTTTAAAGTCTTTAATAAAAGCTTGCGTATCAGCTTCAGATCCAGATATGATAACCTTAAAGATCTCTCTGAATTTATCACGACACACTTCTGGCGTAGAGCTCTTAATCGCCTCAATTCCCATAATCTTAAGTTTTGGTTCAGCATATTGAACACCCTCATTGTTGTGTACGTTTAATATGTATCTCTTCTTTGCTGTCCAGATTCCACGATCAGCGATGACCTCACGACCCATTTCCATACGAGGTTTATAGCAATTCATCTTATGAAATAAATTGTCGTATGCTTTTGCTATAGCTGGTTCAAAATGTTCTGTACAAATCTTATCAAGAAATTTAACAGGATCTTTTGGATTAAGTTGCTTTACAAGTGGGCCAAAGTTAACATAAAGAGAATCCGTATCAATCGCAATAACGTAATCTTCATTATTTGTTTTAAGAACAGAATTCATAGTATTATTCATTGCAATTTCAGCCCACTGAATAGCGAGCTGACCAGTATGAGTAATGGCTTCAGCAACTCGTAAATCAAAGTAACGAAAGTACTGATTACCAAGAGCACCATAAAGAGAGTTCATAAGAATTTTAATAGCCATTTGCTGATTTTCTAAACGGTTAATCTCTTTCTCTAGTTCATATGTCTTCTCTTTTTGATAAGACTTCTGAGCTGCCAACATCATATTCTTAATAGATTTACGCTCATCATAGTAGTCAACAATAATAGAGGGAATTACTCCGTCTTTGTCTTTACGATATGTAGAACCATTTGCTGCTATAGCATATTTTTCGTCTGGTGTAGGTCTAGGAACCATTTGACCTTTAGAATGATAATGATCAAGAAAGAATTTAATTCCACTAGTGTCTTTTTGAGCGACTATAGTTTCAGGCGACATATTCCATTGAACAATAATATTAGGATACAGAGAGTTTAAGTCAAAAGAAACTACCCAATCATGAGCTCCAACTTGAGGTTCTTTCACATATCCACCAGCGAAAGCGGCTTTAAGAGTTGTTGAAGTATTAACTGGAGGAGCTATTTTTTGTGCGTTTAGTTTTCGGTAGATAATTGATTCCCATATCGAAGTAACACCAAAAGTGTCTTGATAGTTGACACCACCCTTATAAGCCACGGTCATGGCGAGAGTAATCAAACCCATCTTATCTTCGAGACGATCAACGAGTTGCACGTCTTTCATATTATAGTCAATATACTTTTGGAAATCGTCTTTGTAGAGATTCTTGAGTGAACCAGATTCTTCGAATGAAAGTTTCTTTTCACCGAGAACTACGTAAGCAATATGGTTCAATTTATATGATTCTTGTGGACCATACGAATATCCAAACTTTTGAAAGAGTTCGAGATAATCGAGAGTCTGAATACCACGTAGATCATATGAGTCATCTTCACGGCCACGACGAGTGACTTTGCGATAATCTACAAGACCCCAAGGTGAGAACTTCTTGACTTGATCAAGTCCGAGAATTTTTGCTGTACGATTTACGAGATATGGAATATCAAAAAATCGCACGTTCCAACCAGTGATAACATCCGGACATTTTTCGTGAGATGAGAAGAAGTCAAGAAACTTAAGAAGAAGTTCTTCTTCGTTCTTACACTTGATATAACGTACAGGCTTAATGAGTGCAGCTTCTACATCGTAGTCGCCATAACCCCAAACCCAATAGATATTGTCTATGTTATTCTTAAGCGTGATTGCGAGGATTCGTTGACTCGCTTCGCTAGGCTGAGGGAATCCGTCGTCGTATTCTGTCTCAATATCAATAGTAGAAACATTGATACGGTCACGATCGAATTCAATATCTCGAGGATACTTCGAAGTAATATACTGATGAATATAGTTCGTGTTTCCATAAATCGTAAAACCGGATACGTCTTTATACTGCTCGAGCCAGCCCTTTGCTTCACGCATAGAGTCGAAAGAGACTGAACCGATAGGGTTTCCCTCAAGCCCATACCAGCCAGTCTCTTTCCGAGAGGGAACCAAAAATTCAGGTTTAAAAAAATCTTTACGAGTAACTCTCTTACCGTGATTGTCATAACCACGGTAAAGCATTGAGTTACCATAACGAACGACAGACGTATAAAAAGACATATAACCTCCAAAACATAGTATATTATATCACAGATGGAGCAGTTTGTAAACTGTTAAATTGCAAAACTTTCACCACAACCGCATGATGCCGTGGCATTTGGATTTACTACTTTCAAATAAGATCCTCCTAATTCATTTACATAATCAATCGTACATCCAATGACGAACATTTCAGCCATTGGATCAAGAGCAAGATTCTCTACTGTAGGCTCTTTATCAGTAACATCCCAAATATATTGGAATCCAGAACATCCACCACCTTTGACGGACAACCATACATTAGGTTGTCCGACTTTGGCAAGATATTCTTTTGCTGATTCAGTTATATTAAGCAAGAGCTCTCATCCTGTCAACGAGTCTCTGCGCTCTGTTAGTAACCTGACGATACCAACCAGAATCTACCATCTCATCAGCAGCTTTATTCCAGTCACGAGCGTCAACACCAGCTTTCATACCTTTGAACTTAGATAGACGTGGACGACCCATATTAAACATCATGTTAGCAATGATCTGCTTAACTTCTTCAGGCAAATCATAAAAGTCTTCATATAGTACTTTACATTCATCTAGAACTGTCTGAACATCTCGCTCAAACGCTTCGATGACACGCTCTTCTGATACTGCAGTACCAATCTCTTGACCATGTTCCGGATCAGACTCGAGTACAAGGTGTCCAATACCAAAAGTAGCATAACCTAGATGATCATTATAAATCTCATACTTTACACCTTCATCGATCTCGAGTTGTTTTCTTAGTTGTTCAATATTCATTAAAAGTTCTCCTTGGTAAAACTGTCTGGTACATCTTTTTTATTTTCTTGACAATCACAATTGTAACATATGTCATTAGCACACTTATCGCATTCTTCTTTATCGCAATGGCAATCATGCCCACAGCTGCATTTATTCATGTGATCCTCCTACGTAAAAAGAGAGCAAGTTACCCTGCTCTCTTTATTTATTAGTTTAGAAATTTAGCTTCTTCTTCTGTATAAGGCCACATTAGAATAAATTCACCTTTCCAAATGCAAGATTTTTTTGTCTTTGCTCAAGATCATAACGATCTGTAGCTTGGGCAAGATATCTTTCAGTTGGTGTCATATTAATCATTCTAATCCAGTCTTTAAACCACTTACTCATATCCAAATTCCCTTCTAATTTTTTCAAGAGATTTTGAATTAAGTTCATGTGTAAGTGATTCAACAGTGTGTCCTGGATATTCATGAATCATCTGACCAGCAATGTATGCATTTGCTTTAGTCTGACGAGACAGAATCCATCCGATCATTACACCTCGAAGAATGTTTTTAAATACTACCCAAATTCTGTTAAGCAGACTCTGTGAGTAATTGAGCGCTATTGTTGTCATTTTTTACCTCGTTGTTTCCAATTGAAATTTTACGAGGCAGCTTCTCTTCGGGGAGGACGACTTCAAGATTAACAGTCAAGATCCCATCCACCAGATCGGCTCCGGTTACTTCGGTATATTCCGACAGTCTAAATGACTTTGCCCAGTTTCTCGCACTGATACCTTTATGAACATACATGTTTTGATCTCGGCGTTGTGGACGATCACCCCTAATCTTAAGGACGTTATCCTTTACTTGAATATCAATATGTTCTTTATTAAATCCTGCCACAGCGAGTTCGAGTGTGTATTTCATCTCACCTTCTTTTACTACGTTATGTGGTGGATAGGTATCCTTCGCGTGGCTATGAATTGATTCTAGCTGATCGAAGATGTGGTCGAAACCAAGAAATGCGTTTCGCGGAAATGCGAATGTTCCAGTCATATTTGCCTCCAATTAAGCAAGGTTATATTGGACCCACACTATGCGGCATCCTAATTTATATATAATATCTTTTTTAAAAAAGTAAATAGTCTATTTGTTTCCAATGTTATATTTTGGACAAAGTTCCCATTTATCTTTTTCTTTAAATGCAATAATCTTAATTTGTCTGAGTGGAGCAAGTGGTTGTGCTTGATTCTTATTCTCGATAGTAACCAGTCCCCAATCACTCATAAGAGTAGCGATCGTGTTTCTACGAGCTACGTCATTCTCTTCAAGGTTTGACTTCTTACCGTCAAGGAGAAACAGCTCCTTAAAATGAACGATAAAGTACCTACCTTGCTTATGTAGGATATGACAAGACTGATATAACTTATTGTCTTTTCTTGACGCGACACCAATACGAGTGAGAGTCTCACGAACCTTTAAAAAATCATCTGGCTCGTTAAGAGTAACTTCCAACATGGAAGTAGGTGTCCATTCTACTAAATTATTTTCTTCCACCTTTATAAACCTTCTTCTTCAATTCTTCTAATTGCTCTTTTGTAAGAAGGGTTAAGAC